AACAGCAGGTAGGGATCATTACCAGTAACAATACCTCGTAGCGTATCCCAGTAGTACCAGTCTCCTGATCCGTCTGTACGCTTTATGAGTACAAACCTAGCACCGTTAGTGAAACCACAGTCTACGTTCAGGTCATTGCCTGTGCCTGTGTAACTACCGATGTCACAGATGCCGGGGACTGATGCCCATAGGTAGGCTATGTAAGGCTGGTTGGGGCTTATAAGACCGCCTGCTACTGTGAATGTAGTGTTAGTTGCTCGCCACCCATTCTGTGCCGGATTGGGCGCAGAACTACTAAGGTATAATGTCCCGTCACCGAAAGGTTCTGCGTAGACAGCCCACGCTTGTGTGTTGCTTCTCGACTTAAGCATTATGAATTCTGGAGGCACACCAAGACTATGATCAAACACCTGATCGGAGGTTCCGTCTTGAGCCACCACATCGAAGAAGCCGGGAGCGCGTTTGAACATCCATGCCATCCAAGTTGGGTTTACACTACTCCACTCGCCGTATCCGTCTTGGTAATCCCACTTAGTACTGCTACCACTCGCTTCTGCGGAGTTATATTGAGTCTGTAAATACTTGTCTCCGGTAAGTCTGGAGTATAAGTAATTACGTCCGCTACTTTGATAACTGTTGTACCAAGACATGTCTATAGGGAACCCAGCAGTCCAGTTAGGGTAGCTCCCTTGCGAGTCAGCCGCTGCTACAGCAAACAACTCATCTGGCTCAAACTCCTCTGCTGGCTTATTCGGCCTGCGGATTGCCATGTAAATATGAGTCTTGCCCGAATCGTTAAACATTCCCGCAGAGGTCTTGATCTTAAAGCCAGTAGCGTTAACGTCTACGCTGTCGAAGTTTCCAGATTCAGCGTCACTGTTGTTAGGCTGCAAGTAAGGGTCGTTTCCGTCAGTTGCAATGCCTCGCATTACGTCTTGCACAATCCAGTTGTTAGCCCCGTCTGCGTCTTTAATTAGCAACCACTGAGGCTCCCAGCCAAGGTCTATCTCAGGGCCGTTGGTGCTGCCATTTCCTTCGTAGCTCCCACACTTGATGATGCTCTCGTCACCGTCAGGGCCGAACTCTTGGGCGTCGTGGGCGAATAGGTAGGCGACGTATTCTTGACCTGACCCGTTGATAGTGCTACTGCTTCCCACAGTAAATGACGTGCTGGTAGGCTCAGTGCTATTCCATATAGCAGCGGAAGGCCCAGTCTTATCGCTGGTCTCATTTAACTGAAGCCAATAATCAGCGCCTAGAGAAGTGTGGTACACCCTCCAGTTAGCGTTGTTGTCGGTACGCTTAACAATCATCATCCCCGGCACACTGCGAAGGCCATGAGGTATCTCGCGCCCAGCTACACTGTTACCTGTGTACGTCACGACATCAAAGAAGCCTCCTTGCTTTGCGAATGTCCATGAGGCCATTTTTTTGCCGTTGGCATTCCAACTATTTCCGTTAGCTATCGTAAAGCCGTCAGAATTATAGGTAAGTTGAGACGCTCCCGTATTCTGTGTAGCAGCTGAAGAATTTGATATCAAATAATACTGACCAGTAGGGTCGGTTTCAGTATCAAACAACGCGTGATTTCTACTATCCTCTCTGTTCTTGAACCAAACCAGACCGCCCTTGTCGTCTAGGTCAATGCCGTTAACGATGTCTCGGTCTGTGCCATCACCTTCCCACACGTAGGTAGAGAACACATCATCTACATACGCGCCCTCACCACCGCCACCGCTGGCCTCTAGTAACTTTTTAGTTACGCTCATGCTAGAGCCTGCCCTGCCGTAAACCCGTACCAAGTAGTTCCACCGTTGTGGGTAAAGAATACAAACACATCCACCGCACTAGCTGTTGCTGTCAACGTAGGTGCTGTGGCAGCAGCCCAGTCAACGGCAGAAGGCCATGTAACAGCAAAGCCACTAGCAGAAGAATCCTGTACAACCTTAAGGGTAAAACCAAAGGCGGTACCAGAAGCAGGCGGGTTGCTGAATGTAAATGTAGTGGCTTCAGTTAGTGTGTGGCTAAAGACATTACCAGCTTCACAGTTGACAGTTGTAGCGTTGCTTGAGCTAGTAACGGCTGCAAAAGTCTCGTTGTATGACTGAGCAATAAGCTCACCAGTAATATCTACGTCGCCTGTTATATCCAAGTCGCCTGTAGCTGTTGTGTCGCCAGTAACCGAAAGACTATTAGTGGCTGTCAAATCAGTAAAAGTTCCTGTTGATCCTCCGCTAGTTACTGCACCTATCTTTACTACATTATTTCCTGAATCTTTACTGTATAGTTCTTTGTTTGTCAGGTCTACTGCAAGTTCGCCTTGTGACAGTTGCCCAGCCGACGGAGCACCTGAGCCATTCTTTGTAATAATGGTAGTCATTAGTATGTTCCTCCGTCAACAGTTGACAGTGTTGTTGCTATAGAAGTTGTTCCAGAGCCAGTTATTGCTCCTGTGAACGTAATTGTTTGGTTAGCTGTTAGATAGTTACTATCGTTGGTCCACTGGCTGATGTTCTGAGAGTTAAGCTGAGAAGCTAAAATACTACTTAAAGAACCGCCTAGTGTTAAGTTTCCGTCTGTAGTCACAGTTCCTGATAAGGAAATACCGTTGACAGTTCCGGTTCCTCCTACACTAGAAACAGTGCCAGTTCCTGATTGAACTACCCAAGAAGATCCGTCGTATACTTTAAGTTTAGCAGAATTAGAGTTCCAGTATACCGCTCCTGTTATTAAAGCGTTTCCTTGATTGTCAACAGAAGGGTCTGAAGACTTTGAGCCTAAGTATCTTGCGTCAAAGTTTTCATAAGTGTTCTCAGCATTAGACGCACTAGTGGCTGATTCAGTTGCGCTAGTGGCTGCATTAGTTGAACTAGCGGCTGCATTGGTTGCGCTGGTGGATGCGGCAGACGCGCTGTTAGCAGACTCAGTTGCACTGTTTTCGGATTCAGTTGCCTTCTCTGTTGCTGTCTGTGCGTACTGTGCTATCTGGGAGGCATAAGCGTCGGTAGACGAATCTGCGGAACCTCCAGTGCCTCTATAAATAGGCATAGTCTACTCCTAAAAACGATAAAAGAAAGGCCCCCGAAGGGGCCAGAGTAGTTTTACTCGTCAAACACGGCCAGTACTAGACCGCCTTCTGGACGATACACCTGTACACCGTAGAGGGTGTCAGCAGTGTACAGAGTAGACAAGTACTCTTGCTTGTACTGAGTCTGCGAACGTACATTCATCTGCTCCGCGTGGATGATAGCATCCTTGTGGAAGAACAGACAGCCACGAACGTTAGTCTCAATCGTGGGACAGTTACTAGAAACGTAAATGTCAACACCGTAGACGTTACCAATCAGACCAGACTTAACAGTACGGTCATCACGGAAGTCGCTAGATACGTAACGCTCAATGCCCATTACTGTCTTACGAGCAGCAGGTGGGATAATCAAGCAACGATCTTCCATTGGTACGTCAGCATCGTCGAGAAGCTTGATAGCCTCACGGAAGCCTTCGTCGGTGAAGTTATCACCAGTAGCTACAGTACCAGCAGCAAACGTTCCCAAACCAGCGGAAGCGTTAAAGTAGTAGCTGTTGCTGTTAACCCAGTCTGCACCAGTAGGAGCAGCAAGGTCAAGCGTTCCGTTACCGAAGCCAGTACCGGCATTCATCAGGTCAGTATCAACCGTCAGAGCCAACTGGTAACCAGCGTCTTCTGTGTAGAACTGTCGCAGGCTGTTGAGTGCCTGTACTTCTACGATGTCCTCAATGAAACGTGAGTACTCGAAGTGTCGATTGATTTCAATCTGCAATTCTTGCTCAACGTTCGCCTGAATGTTAACCGCAGTATCTTGCACCTTAGCAGATGCAGCGCCACGGATAGGCTTAGGGACATGGATCTTGTCGCCCTTCTTACCTGTCATTGACATCTTCTTTACAAGAGGTGACATCTTCAGGTTCTTCTGGTATGCGGCAATTACTTCGTCGCTCCAGATTTCAGGGATGAATGTTGCTGCGGCTGTCTTATTGACAATGGAGCCACCGCCTACTGTACCGGGATAAGTTTGAGTCGCCATGATAAATCTCCTTTAGATTAGGCTACTTAACACGACCCTCGGCGTACGCTTGAAATATCTCTTCGGATAAAGATGCATAACGATCTGGGTCGGTCTTCATAAGTTTAATAATATCAGCACGACGATATTGTTTCTTACGTTGACTCTGGCCTGTTCCTCGGGCGTTACCTGTACTTGCAGACTTAACTTGTTGCTTACGTACTTGCTTCTCAACTGCTACTGTCTGTTGTGCTACAGAAGCTCTCTCCTTCCAGAGAGACAAGAGTTCATCAGCGGCGTCGTAATCATACTGCTGGTCTGCTTGTACAAACAATTGAGTCCTGATCTTAGAGCCTTTGATCCACTCAGCAAACTTGGTGTCCTTTAAGATAGTGTCCATCTCTGGATGCTTCTTAGAGAGTTCAGCCAAGGCGGTCTCTTTACGATACCTCTGAGTGACTTGATTAGCTTCTTGGATCTTAGGGTGGTTATCAATTGCCCTATTAACTGCGGCCTGTGGGTCAACAAAGAAGTCAGTGTCGTCTTCTTCTTGCTGTTGTACAGGTGCTTGTTGTTTGAGTTGTGTCTGGATGTAGTCATCAACAACACCACGTAATTCACCAACCTCAGAGCTTTGTTTACCTAGAAGCTTCTCAGCCTCTTGGTGCATCTGAACTACCTCTTGCAAGGACTTGTTCTGATACTTCTCTGGTAAGCTAGGCTCCTCTTGGGCTACCTCCTCTTCAGGAGACTCAATGGGATCCTCTGGTGCTTCTAGTGTCTCTACGTTACTATCGTTAACTTCTTCTTCCGAACGCTCGTCTACGAGTTGTGCTCGTGCCATATTATTAACCTTCTCCGCCTAACGGTTGTGGAGTTTATTTACGTCCTGCTTGCTCATGTTCTCGTACCCACTTCATGTGTCTACCGGGGAAATCCCCAGAGGCACCTTCTAGTACGCATTGCGTGGCAGAGACGACCCTTGTAGCGTTAGCACCGCAACCGCACCTACTGGTTGTTGTGCCTGCTTCTACAAATTCTTCAAACAAGTGACCATTGGTACACTTAAAATCGTATACTTTAATCATCACTAAAGTCTTCTTTGGCTTCCTCGTAAGCTTGCTCTACAGAGGATTCTAAGTTTATTAGATGGGATATAACATTAAGTTGTCCCTTCCTAAAGTACATATCGTTAGTATCTTTGGTTGCCTCTAAAGAGTTAATCACCTTACCATTTGATTCAAACTCTTCCGTGAGTTGTTCCCAACCCTCGGTGTTAAAGAGGTCAAAGTATACATTGAAGTATCTTTCTAGTTCAGGGTTCATATCATCCTATATTCTTTAAGTGTTTATCTTACGTTATATTATAACATATTCTGAGGTAAATGTCAAGTGTTTTCTTTGGTATTATTTACGTTTCTTACCTTTGGAGCAGCTACAGCCTGCTTTGGCCTTCTTTGCTGCTGCTTTACCAGCTTTGGTGTATGGGTAGGACTTACCGTTGACTTTAGGCATTATCGTTTTCCTCTCTTGGCTGTTTTAGCTGCTTGTTTAAAGTTTTTAGCTGTTGGTGCTCCTTTAGCGCCTTTGGCTCTCATCTTCTCCTTGCTTCCTGCTTTGATACGCTTACGTTTAGCGTGAATGTTATCGTAGAGTCCTGCCATCACCATTTCTCCAAATCTGACCAATATGCCGCAGACATCTTGCCTTTGGCTATATTCTTTGCGTGTCGTGCCTTGAAGGACTTCTGACGAGCCGTGGGCTTCTTGTCACCAGAGACTCCCTGTTGTCCAAACCTAATGGTCTTAACCTTATCGCCTTCCTTGGCTACAACTACGTGTGACTTTGTAGGGTGACTAGGTGTCCTCTTAGGCTTGTTGTAGCCTGAGACACCTGCTCGTGTCAAACGTGGGTCTTTCTCTTTAGCCATGCTTAAGTCTCCTTAGAGGCCTTCTTAGAGGCTCTGGGGGCCTTCTGAGGGGCCTTGGGTACCCTGAGGAGTAGGTCCGACATTTGGCCCTCTAGGGCCTCTAGGCGCTCCTCTGTTTTCCCTAGGCGGTTGAACTGACCCTTGAACGCTTCGTTGACTTGGTTGATTAGGTTCTTTAGGTCTTGTTGTGTCATTAGCATTACGTTGGTTTCCTTGGTTGTTAACTTGTTTCTCTTTTAGGGCTACATTTGCTATCTCAAGGCGTTGCTTAAATGCCTTATCGTCAGCATCACCTTCTTTGATATTCCTAGTGATAGCCTCAATCTTCTCAATCTCAAGCTCCTGAGGGGCTAACTGCGCCTCCACAGTGTACTTCTGTGCCCTCGCTTGCGACTCGGCAGCCTGTGCAGCTAATGCGGCTGTCTGAGACTCTTGGAAGGCTAACTGAGCCTGCTGTGTAGCCTGTGCTGCCTGTTGAGCCTGTGGGTTAGGCTGCTGGGCTTTCTGCATAGAGGCTATGAGTTCTTCCCTGTTACTTAGGTTCATGTTATCTATGATACTTTGAATCAGGACAGGGTATATCGGGCTATCCTGCTTCATAGTCTGTAGGAGTTGCACAAGTTGTGTAACCTCATACTCACGAGCAATGATACCTAAGGTTGAGGTAGCGTTGAACTTATAGTCCTTCACAGGGTAGTTCTCAGGGTCAAACTGCATGTACCTATACGCAGCCTTCTTAACAAAGGGGATTAGGAAGGATTGTTGGAAGTTAATTAAGGTGCGCTTGTGACGTTTAATAATAGCGCCAAGAGACATAGAGATGCCAGCGGCAGTAGCTTCACCGTTAACAGCACCAGAGAGTCCTGCTGAGTCAACTGCTCCAGTAGCTTGTTGTACCATCTGTTGCAAGGAGGCTGCTTGGGCGAACGTGATCTGACCCACTTGACCAAAATTGAACGGCTGTAAGACTTCACGGGGATCTCCATTAGTTAAGATGGTCTTTCCGGGGCGTATCTCAGGCTTTGCACCTCGTGGGAACTTAGTGGCATCAATGGCTAACATAGGATGTATCGTGAGACTCAAGGCATCTATTCTAGCCCTAAGCTCAGTATCCAAGGCCTTTTGGCTGTTGTAGCCCTTCTCACAAACACCACGCCCCCAGAACATAGAAGGCACTACATCCCATGGGAATGCTACTATAGGCCTGTCTTGCATCATGTAGGGGTTAGCCTCGGCCTTCAGGAGAACACCGCCGTTGGCTATAACAACGATAGCCTCTACGTAACTGCTAGAGTCGTCAGAGGTTCCTAAGTCTTCATCTTCATCATCTAAGGCATCCTCAAGCATGTGCTTAGGTACTAATCCGTAGTACTTCGTTAGACGCACCTTGTCATCACTGTATACAGAGATGTCTTGGTCAGGCTCTAAGTTAGTATCTGAGGCTGCTGTGCCTACGTATACGTCCCTGTAGACGCCTTGCTCCTGTAGTTGTTCCACTAGGTGAGGACTTACAAACTCATCAATGGCTACGCCCATGGCGTCATCAATGGATGTGGCTATAGGGTCAATAAGGAAGTTCTGAGGCATCACAGGCTTTAACTTAACAACTACCCTGTCTGTAATGTTTACACCTACGGCCTGTAGTTGACCATCCATCATAGGCTCAGTAGCCGGGGCCATTTCCTTGATTTCCTCTAGGACTATCTCACCCACCCCTGTACCAAAGACTGCTGCGTTAATTAAGCATTCTGCGACAGCTTTACGTACCTTAGTATTCTCAAAGTCTTCGGTGAGCTTGTTCCTTAGGTACTGAACGTCCTCAGAATCTTTGTCGTTAACATCGTCTGAAATGTCAAACCACTTCCCTCGACCAAAGGTAGCTTCTTCCATCTCAGCAACATTAGATTCTACGGCCTGCTGTAACGCAGGACTAATTATCCGTGAGCGTTCTGACTTCCTCTCGGTATCCGCAGGATCCCAAATGCCACGCCAAAGTCTATAGTACTCATCAAACTTCTCTTCGTAGTTACTCTGGTAATTGTCTCGCCAGTCTTCGCACTTTGTCATTACCCAATCTTCCAATGACTCTTGGGCTAGGATAGGGTCAGGGCTGTATAAGTCATCTTTCATAATTAGTATCCCGCTACAATATCTAAGATTTCAAGCTCGTCTTCTACGAACTCATGTATCCCATAAGGGATGGTCGCTAATTGATCTATGTAAGCCAAAGAGTCCACTAAGTCATCGTGTGTCAGTGGATCCGGGAACTGGAAGAGTTGATCTAGGAATCTAGCGTTCCACTCCCCCTTGTTCAAGCTTATTACACCGTTCTCAAAGCGCCCTTGCA